GTGCTCGGCATCGCGGCGCTGCTCAAATACCTCTTTGCGCGGAAGTGAAGTTCGCATGGGAAAGACTGCACGCTGATTGTCCTGTTGTTGGCGCTGGCCTCGGCCGTTGCGCCGACGGCTTCGGCGATCTCTCCAGCGAGCAAGCCCGACGGTCCCTCCCTCACCAGAAGACGGAAGATCGCGAGGCGCTGCTTATGGGCGAGCGCGGCGTTCCAACCTCGGTGCGCCCGAACACTCCCTTCCAAAGATCGGATGATGCGTTGTGCGGCTTGATATCGTCTAGTGTGCGGATCGAGGAAGTTAGGCTCGGGAAACGTGTACTCTCGGAAAGGGTGTAGAGTTTGCCTTCGGCTTCTTCGATTTGCGCGCGCGGCGCATTGTCGACGGCGGCATCGTAAGCCGTATTGACCATGTCCTCGCCGATCAGGATCAGCGAGCGACGCGTTGCGAGGTCGTAGATCGTGCGGCCGTACTCGGCGGCGTTGATGATCGTCGTCGCGTTGCGACGGCGCGTGTGCACAGCGGAACGCGATGCTCCTTGCCTGCCTTCATGCGTTCGGGTGGCACAACCCAGAGCTTCTGTTTCCAGTCGACCTCTGCCCATCGCATCCCGATCGTCTCGCAGGTCCGCGCGGCGGTCAGGATCGTGAATTCGAGCGCCCACGGCGAGACACCCTCCAACGCGCGCAACCGTGCCATGAAGACTGGCAGGTCGGAAAATGGTAGCGCTGGGTGATGCATGACGCGCGCGACCTTCGACGTCTTCGGTAGGAGGTTAGAAAGATACCCGCGCCAACGGGCTGGGTTCTCCCCTGAACGCGCGCCCCGCGCCTTTGCGGCATCCAAGATCATCTCTATACGGCCCCGGAGGCGTGATGCCGTTTCCGGCGTCTTCGTCCAGATCGGCTTCAAAACTTCGAGCACATCATCCGTCGTGATGGTCGAGACCGGCCGGTGGCCGAGCTTCGGGTAGACGTGCGTCTTTAGGGTGTTGCGCCACTGTTGCCGATGCTTGGCGTTCTTCCACCCGGCCTCCTGGGCATCGACGATACTTTCAGCGAACTCCTTGAATGGAACGCTTTTGGCCGTAGCGGCACGCGCTGCGACGGCTGCCTGCTTGCGCGCCTCGATTGGGTCGACGCCGCTTTGAAGCTGCTGTCGCGCCTGTCCGGCGAGGCCGCGCGCCGCTGCCAACTTGACGGTGTTTGCCGAACCGAGCCCGAGGTAACGAGGCTTTCCATCACGCATAAAGCGAAACACCCACGACTTGGCGCCGGTGGGACTCACCTTCAGATAGAGACCGGTACCGTCGGCGTGTAGGCCGGGTTTCGAAATATTGGTGACTGAGACTGCGGTCAGTCGATGCGTGGTTTTCGGCATTTCCGGTCCACAAACTGGTCCACAAAATTTGAGGCGATGCTAAGCGACGCCCGCCGACGCACATAGATGCCAGCCCAACTTATTCAAGGGAATTCAAAGAGAAAAATCGCATCGAGCGACGTTGGCCGACACCGGTCCATCGGCTTCTGGCGGAAGGGGTGTCCGCCTTGATAATTCACTTATGTTTCGGAAATAGCTTACGTTTTTTTGTCCTAAGTTTTTTCGGTTCCCCCACCGGCTCCCCCACAACAGCGAGCGTGGGCACTCCGACGATGCGCGTAATCTCATGCATTGGGATGTGGGTTCGGCCGCGCGTTTTGTTCATCGTGATCTGCCCATCGGCTTTCATACGATAAAGCGTCTGCTTGCACACGCCGATAAGGCGGCAGGCTTCTTCCACCGAGACCTGCATTGGCTGCATATCTCCCATTGGATTACCCTTTGCTGTCGCTGCAACTATTGTCGAGTTCGATTCCGCGTCCGAAATTCGAACAGGCGTGACGTCTGTCGTGATGTTCGCCATCCAGCGCGCATGCGATTTCTGGCTCGGGCACGCCCTTGGCGTCCAAGATCAAGAAGGCGTGGTCACAGGATTTGCAGGCAGGCTTCATCGCTTGACCCCAAGCCGCGAGACTTTTCGAGCCTTGCGCTGAGCCTTGCGTTTCTCTTTACGCTTGTCGGACTTCGGCTCGAGAACGGAATCTGGCTCGTCACGATGGTGGATCGGTGCGAATGCGCCGCCCGCGAGCAGAGCGGCTGCAGCAGCAGCGACGAACTGGCGTTTCATGGCGCTCATAATGCTCCCTCGATTGCCTGTTTGCGCGTTGCGTCCGCCAGCCGGAACACGATGCCCCGGCAAAATTCGTCTTCATCTTCCTTGATCAGAAACGTCGCGTGCGGAATGTCTGTCTGATAGGCCCAAGACACGTTGTCATTATCTGGGGCCCAGATCGCTTCAATCGTGCGCGCCGTTTCGCGCGACTCCTCGAAATAAGGGCAATCATCTTGCCCGCATTTATTCTGCAAAAGGCCCTTGTCATCGAGATAGGCCGTCGTGCCGTTCCAGGCTCCGAGCTCATCGGAGATCGCACCGCGAAACTCCATGAGATCATCGCTCGCGCCGAACGCGGCAACGAGAAACGTCGGCGCGATCTTGTTTGCCGCGACCCACGCCTTAACGGCTTCGCGGTAAATCCCTGAAAGATTATTGCCTTCTAGGATCTCGACGAGCTGCGCATCACCGTCGAAAGCATATTTATCGTGCAGTTTAACGGCCCATTTGAAGCCGTCGATAAAGAGACTGAACGGCATCGTCTCGGCCAGCATTTCTACCAGCTCATCGCTGACGTCTTCTTCGAGCCAGTCCGCCACGTCTTTCGCAATCGATTGCACGGCCTTTGTGCGAATATCCGCGTCGAATAGCGTCGGACGCAGCGGCGGGTTGGGCTGCACGGCATAATCGAGCGGAAGTGCGGTTTCTAAGTTCATGCCACCCTCACTTGGGCATCTAGGACGACGCCCGCTTCCATGAAAATCTGCCTGGCTTCCGCGATCTCCAATGCCCAGCGGTCCGGGTAATCCGACGCTGATGAAACCGACGTCACAACGCGCCGTAAGCCCGCCTGTACGATATGGGCGGCGCAACGGTCGCATGGCGGCAGCGTGACGTAGAGCGTGTAGCCGGCGACGGGCACGTGGCTGGATAGGATCGCATTCAGCTCAGCGTGAATGGTGCGCGCCAGTTTGCGATGTCGATCGGCAAATGATAGCGCATCACTGACGCCACGCGGCGGCCCGTTGTAGCCAAGCGATGCAACAGTTCGATCCGGCCGGACGATGACGGCGCCGACCTTCGTGGACGGATCCTTCGACCACGTCGCGACATGAGCAGCGAGTGCCATAAAGCGGCTGTCCCAGTTGCTCATGCCGGCCTCACGTCACGAAAGCCATCACCGGGTTTCAGAGGCCGGCCCCAGCGATCCATCCCGCCATCATCGCCGGTTGATGATCCTTGATCGCGCCAGAACCCGAAACGCGTCATGTCGTGACCGAACGCGATCCACGGGCGCAGCGCGCGATAGGAATAAGTGAGACCTTCGCGACCGACGTACTTGTGCCAACGCCAGAATTTGTGGCCGTTGTAATTTGTGGGTTTGCCGTTCTCGTATTTGACGTATCGGATCGGGGCCCAGATGATCGGGTAGTCGCGGTAGCTTTTGCGGGTCGCTTGGAGACTGCGCCACTGGCGAATGGTCTTGTGCCACAGCGGCTCGTTCGCCCACATCCACTCGCCCCACTTTTTGAAGGCCATGTAGCGGTGGGCGTAGTGCGACACGTAGTCGTAGCGGAGCGCTTCGGAATCCCCGGTCAGATCATACGCCTGATCCGCGGTGAATTCGCCGCAATCGGCGAGCGATAGCAGGTCACGGCACGCTTCTTTCCGTACGTCGGGATCTTCGTCGTCGTCGAGATAGGTATGCTCCTCGACGATCTTCTTCATGAGCTTTGGGATGGTCCGACACGAGCAATCGTACTCGAGCCCATCACGCATCTGCCGATACGCATCTTCGATGATCCCGCGCGCCGTCGCTTCGGCGTCGAATTCCTTCTTCTTCGGCGTCTTCTCCATGAAATAATCGAAGCCAGCACCGTTGATCCAAGACGCCGCGCTCCAAGGATCATCGAAAGAATAGTGCCGAACGACGAGTTCTCCGATATCGCCGGAGCAGACGAGAATTCCTGGCGCCCACGTGATGCGGAAATAATAGGCCGAACATCCGGGCTTCCTGAAAAGCCACGACCATCCGGGACCGGCGCTGGTCGCATGCTTTTCGAAGTCGCGCGCGGCCCAGTCTTGATCGGATTTTCGCGTTGCTCGTGTCATGCCGCCACCGCCTTCCCGGTGACGTCCGGCATTTCGTTCCACTCGCGGCCATCGAGCAGGCGACCTGATCGCTTTTTGCCTAGACGGGAGACTGTCTGCGCCTCGTCGTAATTGCCGTCCTCGAAATCGCACCAGATTGGGCGAAATACATCGCTCCAACACTGATCGTCTTCATCCCATTCGCGATGATCAAAACGGCTTTGCTCTGGATCGTCGTTTATCGTCCAGCCGTCGACGGCGCCGATTTGTGGGGCCCACTCTCCCCACTGCTTGAAGAAGAAGGCGACGCCGGCGGCGCCGCACTGATCGCGGATCGATCGCGCCCAGTCCGGATGCATCGGGCGCGCGCCTTTGCCGCTTTCGCCGCCGACGATGACCCAATCCAGAATTGGAGTAGATGCGCCGTGCTCAATCGTAGTTCCGCCGATCCGGCACGGGCGCCACGGCACCAAGGCGTCGAAGACCGTACCGCTGTGGCCGGTGACGCGAGTGAAGTCGATCGGCCCGAGGAGGGGCTCGGCCGAAACGAACCGCTCGGCTGCCGGCGTCGCCAAAAGATCTGGAATGCGCTCGTCGGCGCGCTTCTGATCTTCGGCAGAAACACCGAGCCAGACGTTTAAAAGGCCACCGTTTCGCGGCAGATGCATGGTGCCGCTACCGTCTGGGAATTCGAAAGACTCCCCAGAAGATTGAAAATATGCGCGCATCCGCGCGCTGCGCTTCGTCAGCACCTGGAATGTGTGCTGTGGACAGAGCGCCATGACGGCGAACACGCGATCAATCCATTCGTCTGGAACGAAATCAGCAAACAAATCCGTCATTGAGCAGACAAAAATCATTCGCGGCCGCTTCCATTTTAGCGGCTGCAACAACAGCTTTTCGTCCAAAAAGAGCTTTGCCTCGCCGTTATGGTAGCCGCGCTTTTCCTCGCGGAATAGATTGCCGGGTTTGAATGCGAGGCCCGTGCCAAGCCGATTGTTCATTGCTTCGGCATAGCAGTGGCGGCATCCTTCAGAAGCATGCTCGCAATGCCAGCCTATGCGTTCCTTGCCGCTGCCGTCATTCTGAATTTCAATATAGCTTGCGCGAATTGGCGTCCAACTCGCGTCGGTCCACTCAATTTTTGTTTTGTCGCTCATGCCGCCTCCGCCTTCAACCGATCAATTTCAATAGCGTGAGTGATCGACCACTGACCGTCAGCGCGCGGCACGGCTTCTTTGAGCAGCCACGGGACGAGCGTCCCGGCCCAATCATCGAGCGAAATCCAACCGCCGGAATCCAGGGCGTTGATGTCGAAAATTCCGATGCCTCGATAGGATGTGTGCCATGACGCCACCCAATGTGTGTGGCGATAGCGAGCCTTCGCAGGCACCTCCGGCAGCATCCAAGGCCCATGCCACTGAATGCGCGCGAGACCGTATTTCGGCCACGTCAGCGGCGGCCGCATGTAAGAGTAAGGTTTGCCTATGCGATTTAACGTGTCACGCATCAGCGTTGGGTTCGTATAGCGCTTCGCTTCGAAATCCCCAAAGTACGGACGAACCTCGTTAAGCGTCATGCCCATAATGGCGGCGACCGCGCTGGGCCCGCAGTTGGCACCCCATTCATCACACGCGCGTCGCGCATCTTCGAGCGTGAACCGCAGAGCGCTCATGCTGCCTCCTGTTCGTCTTTCGGCTTTGCGCGCATCGCCCGAACGCCATCACGGAACACTTCCAGTGTCTCGGCGTGACCGAGCTCGTCGTTGACCGCGTTCAACGATTTCCGAAACCGCTTGCTGGCGCAGCGATCAAGAAGCGATGTCACGTAGGCGACTTCATTGATGCGTGTCGACGAGCCTTCGAATTTGTCGAGTTTTAGCCGGTAGACGTGATAGATCACGCCGATCGCATCCCAGGCCACGGCGCGCGTCGAGCATGGATCGACCTTGATACCGCGCTTATCGACCGCGCAGGCCTGTTGGCACCATCGCGATCGATCTGCGATGATCTTGCCTGCGCGGATGATGGCCTCTTCCTTGGTCACGCGCGTGCCTCTGCTGCCGCTTTGGCTGCATTGAGTTTGCGCATGAGCCGCTTCGCACGATACTTGGCCATCGGTGCCAGCAGGCTGTCGTCATTGCCGTTGAGATCGTGACGATGCGTGCCCTTGATGGTTTTGGCCAGATAGTCGAAGCGCGTCGTGTATTGGGTAAACCAGTCCTCCAAGCGGACCGGATCCGTGCCGGGATAGAGATCCAAAAGCTCCTGATGAATTCCGCGCTTCAACACCTTTATCTGATGTAAAAACACGGGCGGGAGATCCTGCACGTTGCAACGCAGGATCAACGCGAGTTCCATCACCATTTCCTTGCGCGTCAACGCTTTCATTGTGAGACCTCCCACGCGAAGCGGCGTTCAGGATTGAGAAAGCCGACGGGCCGCAACGTCACCGGAGCAGGATTGGGCGTGTACTGCTCCGTCGTGAGCCGCGTCGCGGGCTTCGCGTCGGTGATGCGGCCCGGATAACCTTTGCGGGAGGAGAGGTAGCGCCGCACCTCCCGCACTGGCGCCACGGCGGCCTTTGCGGCAGCCGAGAAATCACCGGGCTTCTTGTTCCAAGCCGCCACAGCGGCATGCTTTTGGCGAAGAGAAAGCGTGGTGTTTTTATTGATCATGAAGAATTCCCCGCATTTCCGTCTTCAGTTGAGAGCGACAGAGACGTGACGCGCCGGCGCCGACCGGCGCACATCGGGACGCTCGATCACATCGGGCGAAGCGAACATCAGAGGCTGCCCGAAAGCGCGACCGATTTTTGCAAGCGTATCGACGCGAGGCGCTAGCGTGCCGCCGTCTTGAACAGCGGTGCGCATGTTCTTGATGGTCTGGAAGGCAACGCCGGACCTTCTTGCGACGTCGGCCGTCGATACGCCGCGGATCATGCGCAGACACGCGAACGTAAGTTGGTGACGTCTTTTTTCGGTCTCGGTCAGATCGGCGGTCTTCTTTGCTTTGCGTCTCATCGTTTCACTCCTTCACTTGCTGACAAACTGCCTTTACGCACTCGTTGAAATGAGTTTCGGCTGCGCATTTTGCGCTGGGCCTTCTGAAACGGACGCGACGGAAGTTTCTTCTTTGGCCTCGCCGGCGCGACCGGCGTTTCACCCGTCGTCTTCGCGAGAACCCGAGCGCGGAATTGTTCATGCGCCTTCGAGATGCGATCAGCTTTTCGGATGATCGCGACGTCCTTCGCGGTCTTTTCGCGATTGTTTGCGATGAGGCGCGGCGTCAAATTCCAGTGCTTGTCGAATTCGCCCGGCGCTTTTTCCCACGCTTTGTAAATGCCATGATCCCAGACAACGAGGCTGATGACCTGCTCAGCCGTGAGCTGGCGAGCGTGTTCCCAAGGAATGTCGAATGCAATCCGCAGCGCGGCCGCAATCAACTCGTCCTTCGGAATGTACTCGCGCCGCTTGCCCATTACGCGCGCTCCCTCTGCCGCGAAGCGAGGTCGGCGCGCCGAGCCCGAGCAGCAAGGCGACGATGTTCTTGCGAGCACTCAGTCTGCGGACCATGCGGCGTGAACTCCGTGCCGCAGATCGTGCAGACGCGGAGAGGGCCATCCATGCGGGCGCCCGTAGAAAGTTTGCGCCAAAGATCTCGGTGCAACGGCGAGCACGTCTTCCGCCCCGGCAGAACAGGCTTGCCGCAACCTTCAATGAGGCAAATCTTGTCCATCAAGCCAGCTCCTCAACGACGGCCGCTGCCAAACCCTTGTCCGTGATTTGATAGGTGGCGGGTTCACCCCCGGAGCCGCCGGCCGGCTTCGCGAGCATCAGAAAGCCCTTTTTTTCAAGAGCGAGCTGCAGCATCGAAATGCTGCCCGGAGAGACGTGGGCGTCCGTGGCGATGCGCCTATGGGATCGCGAAACGATCCCATAGGAATCGGCGGCGCGGAGCATCGCGTCAAAGACCGCTTGCTGTTGATCGGAAAGCTCTTTGCTCGTGTATTCGGCGTCCGGCTTTATGAAGATTTTCGGACCGCCCTTGCCGTGAACGTACACGTAACGGCCGAGTTCTGCGCTTTCGAGAAAGCGAAGCAACTGGCAGACGCGCTCATACGGCGCGTCATAGTCGTCCATGATGTTTCGCGTGGTGATGCCGTCGGGGTACCGCGCGAAAAGGTCCGGCAGATCGTTGCGAACCTTGGCGCAGAGTTCATCGAATTGTTGTGCGGCAGATCCCGGTGGTCGCCCGCGACGCGCATGCGATGCGATCGGATCATCGGCCGTTGTCACGGGAGCATCAAAGCCCGCGTCGACATGATCGACATGAATAAGCAATTGGTTCTCGACGCTGACATAGCGCGAGGCGCGATCGGCGTCGAAAAACACCGCGATCTGATGATGAATCTTTCCTTCGTCGGGATGGTGCCAGAAGACGACGAAATCGCCGTCTGGACCGGGCGCGAACCAATACCGTCCCTTCTTGATGTCATAGGCGTTCATGCCGCCGACTCCATTTCGGACGGCGCTTCGCTGTGCTGCGCGTTGGCCAGATGACGCGCGTAAACCGAAGTCAGCGCTTCCGTGATGCGCACGCCTGACGTCGCCGCAATCGACCGAGCTTCGTAGAGCGCTTTTTCGTATGGGAGGGCCCGAAGCATCGCGACGACATCTTCAGCGCTTGCCGATCTGGCTTCGATCAGAATGGCGGCGAGCGCTTTCATTTCATCGGCGCGGGCCGGAGCGCGTGCGGCGCGCGTCAGGCACGACAGGACAAGCGTTGCGCCGTCGGCACCGTGCTTGTTGATCAGAGATTTGATGCTGCCGAGGGCGAGCGTTTCGCCCGTCTTGAATTGGCCATTCCCGGGCGGAAATTTCATGATCGTGATGCCGGCGTTGCGGCAAACGGTGTCGATCTCGATCGCCTTGGCGTCGCCGGCAATGATCGAGGAGTAGTGCAGTTGCGCCGGGACGACGCTGATCCGGTTCTGGTTGTGACTGATAAAGCCCTTTGCTCTATCGGCGAGCGTATCCGCGTCGACGACCGAGATCGGGATTTTCCCGAACTTCGGATTTTTGGCGGCCATCGTCGCGCATGCGATGGCCGTATGCTGACCGTCGATCACGTAGAATTTGTCGGTCTCTTCGTCCTTCGCGACGATCGGCTGCTTGTAATGCGACCAGTTGAATTCCCGGATGATGCGCATGATCAGCCGGATCGACTTCTTAGACAGGTTGCGCTGGTAGGTCTCGTCGACGCAGAGCTCGGTGGGATTGATCCACATCAGGGTCGGCGGCGAGTTGGCTACGTTGCCGACCAGATCGAACAGAGCCTTGATCGGCTCGATTTTGCGAAGTCCCTTGGCGTCCACTTTGGTTGCATCGCCAGCAAGGCGTTGGCTTTTCGTCGAACCCATGCCGTGCTTGACGAACACGATGCATTTGTCCCGTGACGCCTTTTCCCAGCAGAGCCCGCACGTCGCGCAGCATGCCGTTGCATCGCGCTCAGCAGGGCAGACAAGGCCTTCCGCAACGTTCGGGCCCTCTGGTATGCGGTCGATGACGACGGCCGCCCCTGATAGCGGCTTTGGCTCTGAAGGCCGAATGCAGAAACGATCGGGAAACTGATTGCGGACCTGGAACAGCCGGTTGCCGATCGCCGGGCTTTTGGCGTCCCGCATGCGAGACGTATAGCCAAAGGCGTGAAGGTTCGGATGTCGCTTGAGCAGTGTTTCCCAAAGCGTGACGTATTCGGCCGAGTAAAAGTCACCGAGCACGTGCAGGCGCACGACGAAGCCTTGCGGATGTTCTTTTGCAAGCGCCGCAACTTCGGACGTGAGCTTCGCTTCGAGATCGGGCCCAGGCTTGTGCCGGCGCGCGAAGGGCATGGCATTGCCGTAACACGACTTCCACATGTGGCAGATCGAAGGGCACGTTGCTCGCTCGGGCAGCGTGAGGGTGAAAATGGGAAACCCCTTCCACGCACCCTTCGTGACGACCTTGCCGATCTTGCGGGAGTTCATGCCCGAGACGAGCACGCGTGGAGCGTCAGACGCGGAGACGACCATCGTCTCGAAGAGCGGCTTACTCTGCAATATGGCCGGATGATCGTCGTCGAGTTCGACCACGGCTTGCGGATTGGCGGTCGGCAATTCCTCGAACCGCCTTTGTCGAACGTCCCCCATGCGCGTTCCCCGTTTTTTCAGCAATTCCGCGCGGGCGCGACCGACGCGGCTTTTCACCGTGCCTTCCGGCACGTCCATGATTTGAGCGATTTCGGCGTATGTTTTGCCGCTGGCGAGAAGTTCGATGCAGCGCCGGGCGTCATCCCGAAGTTCGCCGAGCATCTCCATTGCTTCGGTGATTTCTGTTGCCGCTTCGAGTTCTTCAAGAGGATTTCTGCTGTCATCGGCGATCCGAACAACAGCCTCTTCGTCGAGCACGCATTCACGATTGTTGCGCCGAACCGAAGTCAAAAACGTATTGCGCAGAATGGTCGTGGCCCAAGCAGCGAGATTGGTGCCGTCGAAGGAGTGTCCGGCGCGCAATGCTTTCAACATCGTCGTTTGCACGAGATCAGCAGCCCGATCGGCATCGTGAGCGAGCTTATGGGCATAGGCCATGAGCTGCGGGCGGAGCGCTTCAAGCTCCTTGCCGAACGCTGCAATGTCCTGTGCCCCGCCCATGCGCCGCTTACGCCTGAGCCGCGGCAGCGGGAACGATGCCGTCCAGTGTCGCGCGCAGGTGGCGTGCGATCTCGATCAGTTTCTCAGGGGATTTGTCGGCGCTCGCGGCCTTGGCGGCCGCGCCCAACAGCATATTGATGCAATTGTTCCGGATGGTGGTGTCCGGTTCGCTTGCGGGAAATACGAGTTCCGCGCAACCGCGGGCAAGGTCTTCAAAGGCGGTAATCAGGAGGACGCCGGCGCTGAATTCATCCGGCATCAACTGCAGCGTCTTCATTGCCGCAGCGGTGACGTCGTCCGTTATCTTCTTCTGCAGGTCTTTGAGAATGCGCTCTGTGAGATCTTCAGCCATGGTGTGCCTCTCATGCGGAAGGAAAAAAGGCCGGTGCGTCGATGTTGGCAGTCAAAAGCGAACGCACCGGCAAGTGATGAAGACCCTATTGGGAACCGGGCGGGTCTTCACGGGACGGCTCAGAACTTCACGGCGGCGCCCGCCATGAAGAAATCGACATTCGTGGACTCGAGGTCGTACCGGCGATAGCTCGCGTAGAGATCCAGCGCCGCCGCATCGAAGTGCTGCACCGCGCCGAGGCCCCAATAGCTGAGCCCGAGGTTTGCGTGGCCAATGTCGCTATCGGCGTACTCGGCGAAGAGGGTCGTCTTGCCGAGTGCAATCCACTTCTGCTCATTACCGGCCTGCACCGACCATGCGGTGATGTCGCCAAGCGCGTTGCCGACCACTCCGCCGAGATCGAGGCGTCCGGCCATGCCGTTGACGAAAAAGCCGGTGTCGACATGCTTGATCGACGCGGAGCCCGAGAGCACGTTCGGATCAATCAAGTCTGTTCCGCCGATGCTGATCGAACCGATATTGCCAACGCTCGGAATGGCAATGCCTTCGCGATAGCCGATGCCGGCCGCCGCCTGGAAGCCGCCAAATTCACCGGCCCAGCGAAGCGCGACGTCCCAGACATCGCCCGTCGTCAGACCTTCGACGCCACCCGTCGCCCAAGAGGCGGAGAGCTGCGCACCGTTCCAGATGGGCGAGTCATAGCGGACGAGATTGGCGCGGCTGCCATCGAAGACGTCGAGCGCTTCACCGATCTGCGGCCCGACGATCGGCCGGAGTGACCACATGCGCGCAGCAACAACGGTGTTGGCAACCGAGATCTGGCTGATCTCGTGCGTCGCCTGATCGTTCAAGCCAACCGAGACTTTGCCGAGCGTATCGCTTGCGACGTAGCCGAACGAGCGGCGCGTATAGGTGCCCGTGCCGCTGTTATCAAACGGCGATCCGACGGCGCCCAGCAGGCTGTCGTTGTTGCCCGAACCGATGCCGATTTCCAGAACGTACCCGGCTTTGACGCCCGAGGTAATGACGGCTTCGCCGGCCACGCCAACGAGGCTTTCGACATTGGAGTTCGGACCGACAGCCCAACGTCCGTCGAGACCATCTCCGGAAAGATGCATGATGGATTCATTGACGACGCCGTAAACGGTGACCGAGACCTTGCGATTGCCCTTGCGCGCCGTCGTGGCTTCGAGTTCCGCGATGCGTTCTTCGAGGTCCGCGCAGCAATTGCCGCCGAGATCGGCCGCATACGTCGGTACGACGCTGGCGGCGATCGCGATGACGACGGCGGCGCAGACGGCCGCGACCGCCAGCGCGATATAGCGTGATGCACTTCGGGTCGGTTCAAGTGATGATGTCATTTGGCGCAGAGCCCCCATTTGTTGACGATGAATTGAAAAACGCTCTACGCTACTGAAACTCGATACAAACGCGCCGACGGTCAGGCCGCCGCCTCGTGCTCTTTCAACAATTGTGGAATGGAAATGCCGAGTTCGCGCTCGATCAACGCGGAAACGGCATCGCGCAAATCCCCAAAGTCTCGTTGATTGAGGTTCTCGAAACTGGCCGAGCGCGGCGTCCGGCATCGCGTGATGCCGTCGGTTGTCGGCCACCAAAATTTATACCCCTGCCGTGCTTCAACGGTTTCGAAGTAAGAGCGCGTTGTGGCGACCGCGGAATCCTTGCTGACGCCGTCCGTCCCGACGGCGTCCAATTCTTCGATCCAGCAATATCCGACCTGGCAGAAGAGCCACGCGCGCAGATGTTCGAACTTCAACGTCTGGTTCATGCCGATCGGCTTAAACCGGCACCGCTCCGGCCAATGATGCGACGCGGCGCGGATGATGCGCATCAGGCGATTATGGTCCAGGTTCGAACGCGGAGCGTCCGTGTCAGCACCGCAGTTGAGGCAGATGGTCATGCCGCCACCTCGCGCCGCTTGACGTGCGAGACCGGAACGGCGCCGGACATGGCGTCGATCATCACCATGATGGTGTGACCACCCATGACCCACGCTTCTGATGTTGTGATCGTCGCGATCGGTGTTTCAAAAGAGCCGGCACGCCGCCAATAATCGACCGGCGTGCCGATCGGGGTTTGCTTGTTCCAGACGACACAGAGGTTCTCAAGCTGACTGATCTTTGATGCGGCTGTTGTCATGCGGCTGCCCCTTTGCGCGCGGCGTAGCGAGCGCGTTCCGCAGCGCGCTGCTGAATGGCGCGCCGAAATTCTTCCTGCCGTCTGCGGGCGCGATTGAGCATCTCGATCTGCGCACGGAGTGCTTTCGCTTCGTTTGTATTTTCGCGAATGGCGCGGCCGCCGGACCATCCGAGCACGAATGTCCGCCGATATTCGACGCTCAACATCATGCGCCGACCATTGATCGTGCGCAGGCTTGCTTCGCACGTCGCGAGTTTTCGCGCCTCATGCTCGTCGAGATAATACCGCCAGACGTCTTTCATCATTCGTCCTCGACCTTGCGCGCCAATTCCTTGGTGCAGTTTCGAAGCCACGCTTCGGGTTCGCGAAGCGTCTTGCGCAGACCGTTCGTATGCTGATCGGAGGCCGGATGCTCCCGATTCCAGAAAAGACGAGCCTGTGATTCCGAGATGCCGGTTGCGGCGACGATCTCCGCGACACTCGCGCCATCGCGCGCTTTGGCCTTCGCCAAATCGAACCAATCGCCGAGTGTGAGTGCGCGGTCGGTCATCAGGCGGCAACCGCGTCAGGGAATTCGCAGCGGTATCGGCTCAGCGCCGCGACCATCGCCTCAACATCGGCGTTGAAGGCTTTGATCTCCGTTTCCATCGCAACGATCGCCATCGGATCGCGGATGAAACGCTTGACGAAGAGCTGCTGCTCATTCGGGAAGTCGGGATGGAAGGAAACGAAATCGCACCACGAGCGGCTCGTGCATGCCATTTCGAACTGCATCTGTTTGATATAGCTACCGTCGACCTTTCCCGTGCTGATCGATTCCGCGTGCGTGGCATCGAGTGGGCACTTGAACTGGGCTAAGCCGTCCTCGCCAACGAGCCGATCAGGCGAAGCCGCAGCAAAGTCCATCGTCGGATGCAGGACGAGCCCGACCGTGCGGACGACAAGTCCGGACCGCCACTCGTAAAGATCGGCGGCCATCGGTTCGCGCGCGATGCCGTTCCGGATGTGCAGCGAAGTGAAGCCGCCCTCGGTCGGCGTTTTTTTTATCCGCTCAAGCGCCAGTTCGGTCACGTATTTGGCGCGCGTTGCCGATGGCTTGCCGCCCTTGCCTTGCGCGACGACGTCCGGGATGCGCGACGCCGTGATGCGTCCGCAACGCGCCATCCGCCATTCGTCGGAACCTTGTTCGCATTCAATGATCCGCATGCCGTACCTCAATAAGAAATCTTCGTGTGTGGGACTTGGCCCGATGCGATGAGTTTGACGATGAGTTTGCCGATGTCCTTGCCGACGCCCGCATCGGTCAGAGCCTTGAGAACTTCGGCGTTCACCTCAGCCTTGTGCTTGCGATCTTTTTCCCGAGCGCGCTCGGCGTCTTCAGCGGCCTTCTTTTCGTCGGCGATCTTCTGGCGTTCAGCCGCAGCGGCCGCGATCGCCTTGTCGTCGGCTTCCTGCTTCAGGCGCTTATTCTCTTCTTCGATGCGCTCTTTTTCGATGCGGTCGGCTTCGGCCTTCTCGGCCGCCTCGCGCTTGGCCCGTTCTTCACCCTCTCGGCGAAGTTCGTCCTCACGCTCCTTGGCCTTGCGAGCCTCGTCGGCGGCCCGCAGTTTCGCGAGTTCGGCGGCATCGGCTTCCGCTTTTTCGGCGCGCGCCAATGCGTTCGTCAGGGCCTGCACCGACGTTTCTTTGGCGATGGCGTATTCGGTGATGAACTCGCCGCAGTCGGTACCGACGACAATGGCCGAGACTTCCGCGAGACGTGTGCGGAGCGTCTCGGCCGTCGTGCCCTCTAGCGGCTTGCCGAGTGCGGCAATATTTTCCAAGGCTGCCTTGTGCTTATCGGTGCGGGCCTTTTCTGCGGCTTCCCAATCGGTCAGAGGTCTGCGGACATCGTCGCGCCACGCGGTGATCTTGCCCTCAGCGTAGCGGCGCGCTGCGTCGATCAAATTGGGGATTTTCTTCTGCTCGTCGGCGAGACGCTTGCCTTCGGCCTCGATCGTTGTCTTCGCTTTCGTCACGGCGAAGGCGAATTTACGAACCGCCTCGCGATCCGCTTCATTTTTCATGTCGCGCGACGCCGCCGTTGCCTCGAATTCGTCGATGCGCGCACGTAGGCCCTTCAAGATCGTATCAATTCCGACGTCAACGCTCGCCGTAAAAACCGCGAGAGAATTCTTCTGATCTGGCAGCGTGATCAGCGACGTCCTTTCTTCGGCGACGATGTCATCGGTTCGGATGATCTCGTTCATGCCAGCGCTCCTTTTGCGATCATGCTGTGCAGTTCGCGCTTGAGCGCATCGAAGTTTGCGGCGCGGATTTCAGCGAGCGTCGGAACTTTCGCGACAAGGCGGAGAAACACCGCTTCGGTGCGCCCGGCTTCGGCGATGAGCTTCTTGAGTTCGGTGATCTGCTCGGGAGAGACGGCGGCCGTCTTCGCCGACGAGGCGGCGGCATCATCATCCTGGCCGCGCGTGACGATGTTGAGCATCGCCGTCGAAAGCGCGCGCTTGCCGTAGCTGATCGCCGAGACGCGGGATTGATTGTCGTTCTTTTCGCCCGTCGTATCGAACGGGAACGGATAGGACGAACTAATGATATGCCCAGAATTGTGAGCCAAAATGCACGTAAGAAGAACGGCGCCCGGAGCATCTTCGGCCTTGAAGCTCAGGCCGAAGCCGAACCGCTTCAAGACGGGATTGATTTCCGGAACGATGTCTTCGTAAAGCCCGTAGGCGCGGCCGTTTTCCGTTTCGCCGTTGCGCTCGATGACGGGCAGTTCCGCTTGCATGTCGGCAAATGCCGCCCAAAATGCGCGGGATTTTTCCTCGCTCTGGAGCTCTTTGGCATTTGCGAGCAGATGCGTGCGCTCTTCGAGCGACTTGGCGCTGAGCGCAGCTTCGAAGAATTTTTCAGACAGGCTCGGCAGGCGGATCACGGCCTGAGCGGGCATGTCAATGCTCGACAGCGCGGCTATCGCCCCGGTGTCTTTCGACGCCTTTTCGACTTTGAGTTTTTTCGCGACTTGAGACATTCGCGGCTCCTTGAAACGTTGGCGGGGGGGGGGATTTTTCGAAATCAGAAAACGCGGCCGCGCACGGCGCGGTATGTGCCGTGTTCCCGGCTCATCGCCTCATTGCGATCGGGAACATCACGCCGGTACAGCGGATCGCTGGCGCACTTTTCGCGGAACGCCGCTTCGGCTTTTGCCTTGCGTGCGGCTTCGCGCTCCGCGCTTTCTTTCCAGGATCGCAACAGCGCCTGACCGGCCGGAGACGCGAGATAGGCGTCGATGATTTGCTGGTGCCGGTTCTTAGGCCGCTTGATCACGTCGTTTTGAGATGACGCGGAAGCATCAGCAGTTTGCGCAAGCGCAACACAATCCATGATGTACGTCCCCAGATCGTTTTGTTTTGCTGGGCCGCAGCGCACGCCCAAGGCGCTGCGGCCATCTGGATGGCCGCCCAAGGCGAAGGCGGTTGCATCCTGACACGACAAAACGTACCGTATCGGAACGTAAAGTCAAGCAGCGTTCCGCTTCGGAACGCTATTAAGGCAAACTTTCAACCAGTTTATGATCAAAATTCTCGCACTTTGTTCCAAATATACGAGTGTTTTCCTAGCGAAGGCGAGTTTGTGGGGATTAAGCAACATGCCAAAAAAAATCTGGGCCCCGTTATTTCGGGGTGTCGTCGCGTTCGGTGCCGTTTTGATCGCGGGCGCGACTTGGCATTACTGTGAGGTGCTCGCAACCTTCGCCTTGAAGGGGAGTATTGGGGTCATGCCGCCGATCGGTACGATCTCAGGAGGTGCGCGCTATGGCGCCGAGTGCGCGGCCGGCGCGATGGCGGCGCGATCCTTTATTCAGGAAATGATTTCGCAGAACGCCTATTACCGTCTCGCGCAGCGCGTGAAGGAGATGATGGCGGCTGGAAATTTCGGCGGCTTTGAGGTGGGCTTTTTTGAAGAAATCGCGCGCGCGGCTGGCGGCGACAAAACCATCTTACTCTCGGACTACTACGCCTTTAATGGTGGTCTTGATCCCGGTGTCGTTGATGCCGTGGATGACCTTGTTTCGCGACCGGCTGGACAGCAGCATGTAGGGGGCCGCGAAGAGGCGTAGCGCGTTTTCTACGCGCGAACCAGTCGTGATATCTTCAATGGAAACGAGCAAAATATCGCCCGTCCGTCGACGGTCGATGCGATCTTGTGATGTGTTCAGGATAAACGTTTCGCCCGTGGCCATGCCATCAATGTGCTCGACGACATCGCTCAGCACGCGGAAGTGCTTGAACCCCTCTGCAGCCAACGCCCGATAGGGTTTCGGAACCTCGATTTCTTCGGCGTCTTCTTCGCCAATGCCGGCGAGCTGCTCCTCACTGAGCAGAACCCGGGGCGAAACATTCAGGGCGCGGGCTATTCGCACGAGCCAAGCCTGCGTAAGGCCCATGCTGCCCGTCTCGAGCCGACGAATCGTGGCGCCGGTGACGGCCGGCTCGCCAGGTGGCGGCTCGACCATCGCCGCGAGCTTGTCGGACGAGATGTGCAGATGCTTGCGATGAAACCGGATGCGGTTCGGCAAGCGTGCCAGCGGTACATCTTCTTCTGCCATTCCATGGGCATACGGCACCTATTGCTTTGCACCAAGGGGGGACCTGCTGTCGGGCCAGCGGATTTAGGAGCGTGTCAAATCCGAACGAAAGACTCGCGTCTTGACGATAGCGTTCCTATTCGGTACGTTAAAGCCCATGAAACTGCGCGACTGGCTAAAAGCTGTGAATATGACCACCGACGATTTCGCGTTGGTAATCAAGGTTTGCGGCGGAACGGTCCGCCGTTACGCATCTGAGACTCGGACGCCGCGCAAAGCAATAAAGGTGCGGATTCGGAACGCAACAAATGGCCGCGTTCGTTTCCGTGATTGGCCGGATTGGGATCCGGAGGACGATCAAATCGAAGAGGCGCAAGAGGCGGCCTAGCGCCGTAAGGCGCTGATGTGGCGGGGTTTTTGTTCAGTTTTTGTGCCGCGTATCTGGCAACCGTTCTGGGGGCACGAATGGTTTCTGTTCGAATCGGGGACAACACCGGACGCGTATTTGAAGCCTCTCCTGGGGGGAGGGCTTCGGGCACAGGCACTCGCACGTCCGGTGTTGTCCTCAATGGGTATGCCGGCACGCGCGAGGGCTCCTGATGGAACTCACGGGCGGCCTCGGCTTCATCGGTGCGATCGTCGCGAAGTTCTTCTTCGCGCCGCGCGGCTTCGACGTCGTGAAACGCGTTGATCCGCACGATTTTGCGCCGGTTTTCACGCCCGTCGTCACGCCCACACAAGCGCCCGCCCTGGCGCCCGCTCCGTCCGCGCCCGCGCCGGTCAGGCGCGCGCGCGCGCCTCACGCCACAGCATCGACGCGCCGCATCGTGACGGTCGAGGAGGCCGTGAACACGCTCATCGCCTTCATGAACGCCGAGGGAAACACGGGCTATTTCGCCGCCGACGAGATCGACGAGTGGTGGAAAATTTGCGCCGAACTCGAGGATCTCGAACCTCTGGATTGCAGCGTCGTGCGTGAAGCGCTCGAAGCCCGCAAACTCAAGGTCGGGCGCAAGCGCCTCAACATGCCGGAATATTTGAGCGTCAAGCAACGAACCGGCTCTGATCGCCTCGTTCTTTTCCGCATTCCAAAATCGCGCCTCGCCGCAGAATTTTTGCCTGCCTCAAGCCCGGCCAGCCCGGGCGCAAATCCGGTCAGTCCGGGCGTCGGCCCGGCAGCGCCCAAGGGACGCCCGGCTTCAACCCGGACCAAGTCCGGACGGACGCCCGCGCAAGCGCCCTCTCACATCGAAAAACCCGAAGATTTCCGGGAGGCGGCATGATCAGCGCTCATAAGAGCGGGCTTCTTTCGTCGCCGAGCGTCGCCGCGATGGCGGTACGTGACGCGCAGCCCATCCTCAGCGCGGTGCTTTTCCACGATCCAAGCAATGTTTCGAGGATCGTTTGGAGTTCGGCGCAGCGCGTCACGTACGGCCATGCCACGCCGGATGCGCGTGCGCTGACGTATGCTGCTGCATTCTGCAGATTGGTCGCCGCTGAATTCAACAAGCCCAGCAGTCCGGCTTCGCGGAGGGCTGCATGAAAAACAGTCCACATATCACTCTTGCGCTCGCAATCATCGCAGTCGCCCAAGCGCTCTGGCAGATCAAGGATCCTGACCCTGTACTGGGCGTCATCGGATGGATCACGACATCCGCCGCTCTTTTGCTCCTCGCGAGAAAGGAGCACGCATGTTCGAAACAATAACCGGCAACCTTTTCATCGTCGGTGTGCTTGTCGCCAGCGCGCTCGTCGGCTGGCGATTGGGTGGAGGCAATGGTTGAGCCATGACCTCGCGCCAGCGGACGTGCCTTCTTTTTATCCAGGATCATATTGCGCGCACGGGCCGCGCACCGACTTATGCCGCCATAGCAACGGCGCTTGGTGATGTTGCGCGGGCCAATGCGTTTGCGCTGGTGCACAGGCTGATCGCGTCAGGTCATCTCACCATCGACCGCGGCGGCTTATCGGCATCGATCCGAGTCATTCGGCCGATTGAGCCAATCGTCGACATCTTCGTCTTCAACGACGCAACGAAACGGCTTGAGCGCTACGTCGTGCGGAATCGGAGGGTCGCATGACTTTCCGCGACGTGATCCGCGTCATTCGCTTTTGCAAGGTGCCGTTCCTTTGGTTCGTGAGCTGCATTGTCCTGTTCATCTGGAGCACGGCTCATTCTGATGTGGCACCGAACGTCAAGGTGCCGGATGGCGCTTTCTACGGTGCGATGTCGCTGATGGCCGTGGCCGGTCTGCTCGGTTTCGTCATCGGTCTCTTCTCTGTCGCCGATGCGATCCATCGCATCGATCAGGACGAGCGCCTGCGCCAACTGTTTGAACTCGATGGCATCGAGCCGCCCCTGGACCGGAGGGCGAAGTGATGCCGGGATTTTCAACCGCACATCTTTCGCAGTCAGCCGTGCTCGCATGGCTGACGACGCAATTCTTTCTTGCGGATTGCGAGGCGCGTCGCCGCGGCGTGCCTCGGGTCGCGGTCATCAAGAGCTGGCTGAAGAAGCCGGACACCTGAAAACAGTTCAGCCCCGGATCGCCAAATCCGAGGCTGAGCGAATTTGTGAACCCGAGGATGCAGCCCTCAAGTTCGAGCCGAGAACGATGATGTTGATACCGCAAGAATTGGACGGAATCAAGAACAGCGGCGCACCGCGTGCGTTCGATGTCATCGTGTTTGCTCCGCCGGGAAGCGGAGGCGGCGGTGTCTAACGAGCTAAAAATGCCGTTCGCCGAATGGCTCTTTCGCATGTCCGAAAAGCACGTGCCGTATCAGGCGCGCGCGCTCGCTGTCTATTCCGTCGTCTTCAAGGTCACGGCTAACGACGAGCTGGCGATCCTCTCCGGCATGGACATGAAAGGGGTCGCCGACAAGACGTACAACAAGTGGAAGAAGCACCTTGCCGACGGCGGCTGGGTCATTCTGAAGTCGGGCCTGATTGGCCGCGCGACAACGATCGAGGTTTCACCGGCGTTCGAAACTCAGCCCGTAATTTTTACGGACGTGATTGCGCGCGTGCCGGGAAAATTCGGTGAACTTCCATCCGTAAAAATTACGGATCAAGGCACAGAGAAAGCGGTTATCGAAGCCGTAAAAGTTACGGACGCAGTTGACGCCGAGCCCGTAGAAACTACGCGTAAGAATTACGATCGGCCGGTAAAAGTTACGCGTAAAAAATACGATCGGCCGGTAGAAATTACGGTTGAGCCCGTAAAAATTACGAGCGAAGACGGTAAAAATTACGAGCCGGAAGTAAAAGTTACGGCCGAACCAGAAATCTCCCCGGCGCGCCCGCGCGCGGAGAATAATAATAATTATATTAATAAATATAATAACTTACCTACCACTCTCACTCCCTCACCGACTGAGCTAGACGCCGCGCGTGAGGGCGAAGAGCACATCGGGCACGGTGTGTTCGTCAACTGCGAGACAATCCGGCACAAGAATTTCTCGATCTCGCTGAAGGCGATCGAATACCAGCTCGTCGGCGCCGTGCCGATGGACGAGATCCGCGCCATCGCGGCGGGTCACGCGCTGCAATGGGCGGCGGACATCGAGGCCGGCAAGCCGAGCAAAATTCCGGACAACACCGCGAACTGGATTCGCGCGTCGATCCAAGCCACGCGCCGGAAGGACATCGACAGCGAGGTCCGCCGTGAACGCGATCTGTCGCGCGGCGGCAAGGCGGCGAAAACAGAATCCACCATCGAGCGCCGAGCGCGCTACCTCGGATTGACCAAGGGAGGGTCCGCGTCATGAGTAGCCTCGCGACGGCGCACAAGTTCATCTCGCTCGTTGAAATCCATTTTCCGGCGCCGAAGTTCAACGGCGACGAAAGCCAGGAAGAGCTCTGGACGGATTCCATCGCGCAGATTTTGGGGCCGTATGACGACGATGTCGTCTTGGATGCGGCCGCCACCATCGTTCGCACGCGTCGGCCGAAGACAGATGGCACGATGTTCCCAAAGCCTTCGGAATGCATCGAGGCCTGCGACAACGCCAAGGCACGCAAGCAGCTCGCACAAACGCCGCTGCTTGAAACCGCCTCGAAGATCAAGGAACGGCAGGAGCGAGATCCTCACGCCGCGTGGCGTAGGGACCGTGTCGCCCTGGCCGTCGATCTCTGCCGCACCGAACTCGGCCAGCGCGCGGGTCGGGAAGGCTGGATTCTGCAGCTCTACGATTTTTGCCGCGATTACGCGCGGCTTCCCGCGCAAGCCGGTGAAATCGAAACACTGATCGCGAACGCGCGCGCCTATCAGCAATTGGTTGAGCGCCTGCGTGCCGAGGCCGGCACCGACATCGTCGTCAATGCGCTGGTGCGCCTTGGCGACACGGTTCTCGGCCGACGTCAGGAAATCTTCGAGCGCACGCAAAAGCCAGAAACGGAGCGCGAAGCCAATGCGCGCCAAGAGCTGGAAAAGCAACTGCGCGAAAGCCCGGAAATTCTCGAACGATTGGCCGCCGAGCAGAAGGCGCGCCAGCGCGTGCGCGACGAAGCGGAGACACAATCCGCATGACGTTGTCGTCCGATGCCATGATCAAAATCGCCGCGACCGTCACTGGCTTGACGTGCGATGACCTTCGCGGAAAACGCAAATGCCGAGCGCACGTCCGTGCTCGCATGATCGCGGTGCTCCTCTACCGCGAATTCCACGGCATCAACTATTCGGCGATCGGACGTCTCTTGCGCAAAGAGCGAACGATTGGCCGCCACGCCATCCGAGATCTCGACGGTCTCCGGGCGACGGACGCCAAATTCGCGCAATGCTGTGTTCTCGCCTTGCGCATCGCGCAATCATGGCAGGGTGAACTGACCGCTGCGCAGACGGCCGCCGTCAGCGCCTTGCGGCCGCGCGCGGCCGCGCCACGACAACCGCGCAAGCAAAAACGGCGCCCATTGCCGCGCCTGAAACCAATCAAGAAGTCGGAACGATACGACAGCATTTGGCACGAAGACGCAGATTTGCGCGCGTCGCTCAGGGCCAGTGAAGCACGATTGTTGGCTGTGGCGTCTCAGTATTGCGAGGGGGAAGTTTTCAGAGAAAGAGCGGGGGGACGATGAAGGGCGCATGGTCGGAAGCGGAATCGGAACGCGTAAAGTCATTGGTGCTTACAGATGAGTTGTCGGCATCGGACGCAGCAAAAGCGCTCAATCGGGAGTTTGGAAACAACCGCACGAACTGTTCAGTTATCGGTCGACTGCACCGGATGGGCATCAAGGTCAGCGAATTGCAGCCCGCAAGGCATCCGCGCCGCGTCTTCGATCGATCCCCGAAAAAGGCGGCGTCGAAATCAGCGCCGAAGGCGCGAACTCCCAAGGCACCGACGCGGGGTTTCGATTCCAACAGCGCATCGAAGGAACCGGATCAATCCATCGCCGCGCTATTGCGCGCGAGCGAAACGAGCGTGCCGGCAGCGGATTGCATCGGACTTATAAAATTCGTCGACGGCAAGATCCACGCCAATGAAAAACTGAACGAACGCGCCTGCCGGTTCATCGAAGCTGATCCGCTCAAGTACCGTGATTGCTATTGCGGGAAGGAAACGATCGCGCCGCTGATCCAGTATTGCGAGGCGCACTTTCGGCGCATGTATCCGACCGCCAAAGTCGAAACCGCCATTCGTCACGCTCGACGCGAAGCCACGGCTTCTCAGCGATTTGAGGTGGTCGAATGAATGGCTGGTATCTGATCGCGATTTTTCTACTTCACTCACAACCCGTGCACGAGCGCTACGCGACCAAAGCGGCGTGCGTCGACGCGCTCAAGGAAATGAGCGTCATCGCGAAGCGCGATTTCGTCTCGGGTGTTTGTCAGAGCGAAGCCGACGAAGACGACATCGTTGCGATCCACAAGCCTTTGCCCGTGGAGGCGTCGTGGCCATGAAGCTGCGCATGGGCTCAGTGTGCTCGGGAATGGAAGCGGCAACCGTCGCGATGAAGCCGCTCGGCTGGTCGACGGAATTTGTTGCCGAGATCGAGCCGTTTCCCTGCCACGTGCTCGCCGAACGTCACGGCGCGTCACGGCCGCTGTTCATGCCGGATCCGGACGAGGCCGAAGACAGAGCCGACAAGCTGGCGCGCGCCGCGGCGATCAAAGCCGTCGCAGGCCTGCCGGAGCGCGGCCGCATTCCGAACTTCGGCGATTTGAACAGGGTGGAGGATTGGCCGGATGCAACTATCGATGTTCTCATCGGAGGCACGCCCTGCCAGGACTTCTCCATCGCCGGTCTCGGAAAGGGCTTGGATGGCGAGCGTGGCCAACTCTCGCTCAAGTATGCTGTTGCTGCTCGGCGCTACCGGCCCCGCTGGCTGGTCTGGGAGAACGTCGTCGGCGTCCTTTCGAACAATTCCGGACAAGCCTTTGCAAGCCTTTTGGGACTGCTCTCCGGGAACCGGATCGAAATCCCGCCCGGCGGCTGGCAAACTGCGGGCGTTGTCCCGGGCCTCGACAACGCATACGGCCTCGCATGGCGCGTGCTTGACGCTCAATTTGTCCGAATTCACGGGCTTGGACGGGCTGTCCCTCAGCGACGACGGCGTGTGTTCGTTATCGGATATCTTGGAGACTGGCGACGTGCCGCAGCAGTACTATTTGAGCGCGAAAGCCTGTCGGGGAATTCTCCGCCGCGCCGTCAATCGGGGAAAGACGTTGCCCCAACTCTTAGCGCGCGCACTAAAGGCGGTGGCGGACTTGGAACCGATTTCGACCACGACGGCGGCCTAGTCGCACACGCTTTGCGCGCGGAAGGTTTCGACGCGAGCGAAGACGGAACGGGTCGGGGCACACCGTTAGTCCCTGTCGCGCTGAACGATCTAGAAGGCGT